GTCTCATGTGCTGGGCACCACGTTTGAGCACCCCCTACCGGGTCCGTCCGGTGTCCGTTTGGGCCTGGTTTGGGCGTCTAATTACCGCGCCGGGTTGCATTCGATGCGTGGCCCGGGCTTGCATTGGTTGAACGTTTCGCCTATCTTTGTGGCGTTCCTTTTGTTCAACCCTAAATTTTTATAGTATGGAACGCACATTTTCACAGGCCCGCGAAGTAGTGTTGTCAAGCTTGCCACCGTTGAAGCGGTTCAACCTGGTGTTGAAGTTGCAGGACGGTGAACGCACCCGAACCGATGTCACCCCGTTTGATTCGTACGGCGCCGCGCGCGAAGCGTTGTCAAGCGCTGAGTTCGGTTTGGCATGTGGCCTGGACTGGACCGGACGCCGTTACTTCCCCGGCGGCCTGGTGTACACATTAGAAGGCGGCCGTACATGTTCACTCGAAATCGTAGCGGCATGAACTACACACACCACACCGTGGACGCGCTACGTGAGGCGCTGCAACCCATCGAGCCAACGCCTAACAACCGCGCCGCGATTATGCGGGCGGCGGGCGCCACACTGAAGGCGCTGGGCTATTCATCGCCGGCGAACTTGGGCGGCGTCAATGCATCCGCCAAAATCGCGAAAGGCGAGGCGTTGAACCTCCACACTTTCATCATGTATCTAGCCCCGGCCAATATGTCGGGCGCCGTGAACACATGCCCGCACGCGTCCGATGGATGCAGGGCGGCGTGCCTGGTTAACTCGGGCCGCGCATCATTTGACGGTGGTATAAATGCCGCACGCATCGCCCGGACGTTAATTTACGCCGCGTCCCGTCCTCACTTCAGCGCCGTACTATTCGCTGAAATTGCCAACGCCGCGCGCCGTGCTGAGCGGGCCGGCGCCAAATTTGCCGTCCGTCTCAATGGGACGTCCGACATAAGCCCGCGCGCTTTCAAGGTTGACGGCGTCAACGTCCTCGAGGCGTTCCCGTCCGTGCCGTTTTATGATTATACCAAGGTATGGGGCCGGGCGCGTCAAACGTGGCCCGCAAATTATTCACTCACCTATTCATGGACGGACGGCCGCAAATGGTCGGACGCCCTCGAGTTACTGGAGGACGGGCACGCGTTGGCCGTTCCTTTCGCGGACCTGAACGCCGCCGGGCGGGTCAAGGTAGCCCGGTCCGCTTCCTTGCCTAGTTCCTACGGTGCCATGGATGCGGCGGGCCGTCAATTGTGGACGTGGCCCGTATTCGATGGGGACACCACGGACGCCCGGTACCTCGACCGGGAAAGCGGCGCCCCCAAGTCTGGGGGGTTCATTGTGGGGCTGCGGGCCAAACGGTCCACGGTCGAAGGTGAACGCGTGGCGCTGGCCTCGGGTTTCTTTGTGACACATTGAGTGCCCGCCCTCCTGGGCATCGGCCCGGTCCCTTTCATGGGGGCCGGGCTTTTTTTTTAGGCAAATTTTGGGGGGGCTTGCGTGGATCTGGGGCGCCTCGACCGACCGACCGACACCGAGCCCGGCCAACTTCGGCGGAAGAGCTGGCTTAAGATGGCAGAGCAAGAATGATAGATAATGTCTAAAAATGATTGATATATATATCTAGTATACTAGTCAGGCGTGGGCTGCATCGCTGAGGTTTTTAGCCCATTGCAGCACGAAGTAGAAAGTTTTTCCCTCATCTGTTTGTGTGGTTGCATCTTTTGCCTATCTTTGTGGTGTTCTTTAACTCTTAAACGCAATTCTATGGAACACACAGTTGACAAGCTGCTCGTGATGCAGCGCCACTACGACCGCAATTTCTGCGACGGAATTTGGAAGGTCACAGTCGAAAACGTAAGGGAGACAGGGTGCCGCCTAGTCGTCACCAACCAGGCCGTGCTCAGTGGCACCTGGCCTGACGCGCCGTCCATCATCGACATGCAAGAGGTCGTCATGCTTCAAACGTATGACCCTAGGGTGCCCGGCTCAGTGGTCGAGGTTTTTGACTACGGTTGCCACCGTGGCGATTGGTCCATGGACTTTATCGTCGAGTGGTAAGCAAAAAAAAAAAATAAAAAATCATCTAAAAAAAAATCATCATGAAAGTCTACGCTGTCATCCACCACTCTATCTACGTCTCACAAGGAGACTGTCACCTGTTTGCAAACCTTGAGGACGCCCGCAAGAAGTTGCAGGAGTACCGCAACGAAATCGTGCCCGACGACTACGAGAACGAAGAGCAGCTCGAAGAGGGTCCGGACTGGTTCGTGTTCGATTGCGAAGAGTCTGGGAACCTTGACCACGTGTCCATCGTCGAGAAGGAAATCCAATGAAGTACACCAACAGCCGTAACCGTGGCGTGTGGGCTTACGAGAACCGCCGTCAAGAAGAGCTGACCGGAGATTACGAAGGGCGGCTCACAGAAATCATAGCCAAATTTCGCAGCCGTTGTCGTGAGACTAATCGCGTCATCGAAGTGGGTCAGCGCATTTTATGGCTGCCAGGAACCAGCGTTGTATTTTGTAAGCACAGCACCCATTGGGAGCGCATGCAGGCACGTAAAAAATCCTTGCGAGAACTGAAACGACAAAGCTGAAAAACAGACAAACACAATGCTGGAGATATACGACGAGCACGAAGAGAAGGACATCCCACCAGCACCGTGCGAGACATGTGAGGGGACTGGCGAGGTCGGTCCTTTCGGTTGGGAATATCCAGAGTACGACACCTGCCCAGATTGCAAGGGAAGCGGCCTTGAACGTGACCACTTAGACCCAGACCTGGGCCGTGAACGCAAGCGGGATGATACCCTGTAGTATCCTACTTGTGTGTGTACTTTGATACTATTTGGTGTATCTCTTAAGAGTATACTAGTATACTACTAAGGGTAGTACCTAGGACGCCGAGAAAAAAAAAAGATGTACTACTTGTGCGAGATAGAAAGATGTGTCTACCTTGCGCCTAACCAAGATTCCTAGAAATGATTAAAAATGTTTGATATCGCTACAGCTATGATGAACCCGTTCCGCAAAGCAATCGACAAACTGACCGATGAACAGATCGAAGCCCGAGTGTGGGAAGAGATTTGTGGCATGGGCCCAGCACTGTTCACCTTTCACGTCATTTGCAAACGCACCGAATTACGACACAGCATCGAGGATGTGGAGCGCGTAGTCGCTACCTTGAACCGCTTCGAATCAATGGGGCGCATAGAGCATGCAGAAGACATCAAGAGCGGAGACGGGTCCATCAAGTTATATCGGTTGGCTAATGTCATCGGTTGACCGTGTTAGCCCGTACGTGTTTCCTGGGCTAAAAGAACTGACAGGCACAGTCGTGCTCCACACGTACGTGAGAGAACTGTGTGAAGAACTGAATGTACCAATGCAAGGCGTCCTTGGTCGTAGCCGTATAAGGGAGTACGCTGAGCTGAGACAGGTGTGCATGTGGGTCCTGCGGTGCTATGAAAAAAAAACCTTCTATGAAATTGGAAGGCTCTTTGGCCGAGACCATGCAACAGCAGTGCATGCCTGTAGGAAAATGAACAACCTCCTCGAAGTTGGAGACAAGCAAACTCTGGAACTTCAAAAAGTCGCAAAACGTATTTACCTCTATCAAAAAACTAAACATGGAGAAGCCAAAAATCTTTGACCTCAGCCTGCAAATCGACGTCATCAAGGAACAGATGAAGTACGTCAAGAAGGGCCAAAAACACATCTACCTTGACGCTCGTATGATTGAGCTGAAGGACAAGCAATTCAACGACTACATGATCGTTGTGAAAGTCCCGAAGGACGAATATGAGGCCGGTGTCAAGGGCGCTATCATTGGCAACGCCAAGGACTGGTCTTTGCGTGACAACAACGCGCAGGGCAAGCAGTCAGCAAACAAAATCGAAGCCGACGACCTGCCCTGGTAATGCGCATTGAGATTGACCTCAATCACCTTGGAAAAATCCCGTTGAAGGAGTTAGATGTGTTGAAAGCGTTGGTGAAATACCACGCAGGACAAACGACGCAACAAATCATAGATGACTTAGATTTGGACACCGCTACAGCTCAACGGGTAGCAAGGTACTTGGTTAACGACGGGGGGAGAGCAATTCTCCCCCTACTGTTCTGCGAGAGTCAGCAGAAGGGAGAGTTTGACCAGACGGTTCACAACGTGGTGCGGGGCATGAATGAAGTCCTTGGCACAAAGTACACACACGAGGAAGTAAGGGCATCAATTGACGTCTGGTACCGCAATGGCTACACTGACGTAAATGATTATATCTCAGTTGTTAAGGACCGCGCCGCTGCGTGGAGGCATCAACCCACCTTGAAAACGCACCTGAGACCTGGCACATTGTTTGGCGAGAAGTTCGTCCAATACCTTAATCTAAGTAAGATTTCGGCGCTGCCTGTAGAGCAAGTGAAGTTCAACGATGAATTTACGGGCATATGATCGCGATCAAGACTATTGACGAACTCAAGCCCAAGCTATATGAACTGCGGAACGAAGTCGGAGGTGAATCATGTGAAACGGGGGTCGCGGAGATGGACGACCTATACATTCCGCGCAAAGGGTATCCCCTTTTCATCGCTGGTGCTCCACATCATGGTAAGTCGCTATTTGTAAAATGGCTGTTGACCGAATGGAGCGAGAGACACGGCTGGAAGCACTTTGTGTATATGGGAGAGGAGGGCGGACCCGAGGAGCTGGCCATGGACTTGGCAGAGATGCACGTGGGGTGCGCCGCACGAAAAAAAAACTACAAGGGCGAGGACCAGTTGCACATGGGCGACAACGAGTTCGAGATGGCGCTGGACTGGGTTGGCAAGCACTTCACCTTTTTCGACCCAGAGCCTTTCGGGGACGAGTTCACGCCCGATCTCTTCTACGCGCAGGCGAACGACGCCACTTACGACACTACGGTTCTCGATCCGTGGAACGATGTTTCGCGGGACTTGAGGGCCTCTGCTGGGAGGGAGGATGTGTGGCTTACAAACGAGCTGAAGAAGATCAGGCAGCACAGCAAGACAGCGAACCGGATTGACATTGTAGTCAATCACATTGCTAAGCTGAATGCCGACGCTACAACAGCCAGTGGGAAACGCTACCAAAAGCCTGCACTGCCGCAAGAATGGGCAGGAGGACAAGCCTGGTATCGCAGGGCATTCACAATGCTGTTGGTCTACAGGCCGCCCGTAGGTGAACGCCTGCGTGAGGACCAGCCAGAGATACGAGACGGAGAAACCTGGATTATTAATCAAAAGACGAAGCCAAAGGGCAGCGGCAAGATTGGGACAGCACAGCTCTACCTCTGTCGCAACACAAACCGATTTACACAATGAAGCACGTAGACCGCATGACAGAACAGAGCAGGCTGGGACGTATGTCGCAACGTTTAGAGGCTGGAGGGTTCATGGAGAGCATCGATGCACAGTTAAACATGGGCAAGGTTGTTGACACGCGGATGTGCAAAAAAGCATTGCGACGTATGTGTAAGGAGGTGCAGACCCTGCTTGGACAGTGCATGTCTCTGGAGCAGATAGCCGAATCCGTAGCTCTGAGCCTTAGTGCTGAGAAGAAAATGAATCTGGACCTGCGTGTTGAGAATGAGAGATTAAAACAGGAAAACGCAGAACTAGAGAAAGCAAATCGAAACTTGAAAATTTCTATCGATAACCAAATACGACATGGAAGACTATCTTGAAGACGACGAAGGGGCGTTGATCGACAGCAACGTCGAGATATTGCTAGAGGACATCACCGAAAGCGATGACGGCGCGTACATATACGTGCGCATTGAAAAGCAACCCGATGACGACGAGTTGCTGTGTGAAGTAGACGACACACCACAAGTGGCATGCGGTAGGTACGGCATGCTGAGTAAAGGAACCGGCTCACAGTTGGCTACGTGTTTCCTGTTGTTGTTTCAGCACGACGAATTTTTTATGGAGACTTGCGCCGCAGCCGTGCAAGCATACCGAGACCTTAAATCCTTAGAGCAATGAGCAAGCCACAAACAAAGAAGGAGGAGATGCGTGCCATCTTTGATCAAAACGGACTAAGTAAGGAGGACATCTTTGCGCACAAGCACTTTGTCATTATTACGCGCAGCGGCATTGAAAAGATCATGGCTGTCAACGATATCAAGGTGACGTACGAAGAGATCAAGATGGAGCGGGACTTCGTAGTCATTAAGGCGCGTGCAACCAAGGGCAAAGACCATTGGGTCGAAACCTATGGCGAGGCTGGTCCAGAAAACTGCCGCAACGCATACTACGTGGCTACAGCAGAAAAGCGTGCTATGAGTCGCAGTGTCTTGAAGCTAGTCGGACTATACATGCACAGCGTTCTTGGTGAGGACGAAGAAGTGGTTGAGTCATGAGCCATTGGCTAGACGACGTCATGGACGCACTGGAGGAGCGGCAGGAGGTTAGCGATGGCATGCGCGACCGACTGCTGGCTCTGCTGCGCATGTGTCGTTATGAGTACAATGTTCACACACAGTACGAAGACGAGATCCTATCTTCGGAATTGTCGATGGCAAGATTCGAGGAGCTGAACACGACGTTTGAGATGAACAAGCTCGATGTGAGATACGACTATGCACCGTCTAAAAGAAAGATGGCTGCGTTCATACGATACATCTGTGACCTATGAGTGCGGGAGCTAAGCTACTAGGCGTGTTGAGCAAGGTCGATCTGACCGAGGTGTTCAAGACCAAGGGAGACCTGAAGAGGTGGAGCGCTAAGCGCACTATCGGTGGGGTGATTGCCATGACAGCGTGCAATGACATCGCTCAGAATGGAATGACTTGGATGGCTGTCGCACTGGCAGCCATTTCCATTATACCGATATGCCTAAGCTTCACTGAGAAATGTCACGAATAGCCAACCCCTTTGGCCTCCCCAAGTCGGACGAGGTACACTACAACCCATACGTACTGCCCAAGAAGTGTCGGCGCATCCTGTTGTTGCCGGACATCCACGTGCCCTACCACAACATACCAGCGCTGACGGCTGCACTACAGTACGGCCTGGAAGAAGGTGCCGACACCATTTTGATTAACGGCGACTTCCTTGATTGCTACAGCATCAGCAGCTTTGAGAAAGACCCACGCAACCGTGGCTTTAGCGAGGAGCTAAACATGGGCAGGGAGATACTGAGCACGATCCGTGACCTCTTCCCAAAGGCACACCTGGTCTATCAGCTTGGCAATCACGAGGATAGGTACGAGCGTTTCATGAAGTCCAAGGCGCCAGAGCTGCTGGGCATCGAAGAGTTCGAGATGAACAACCTGTTGTGGGCAGATCGTTTTCGTATGGATGTGGTTCGTGACAAGCGCTACATTCAAGCAGGCAATCTGACTATCATGCATGGCCACGAGATGGGCGGTGGTGGCAGCAGCAGCCCAGCACGAGCCCTCTACAACAAAACAAAAACACACGCTATCTGTGGGCACCATCACCAGAGCGGTGAGCACACGGAGCGCAACATGCGTGGAGACACCGTGACGTGCTTCACCATGGGTTGCCTGTCAGAGCTGACGCCCATGTATCGCCCCATCAACAAGTACAACCACGGGTTCGGGTTTGTGTTGTTGAAGAAGAATGGCGACTTCACCGTCATCAATAAAAGAGTTGTTGACGGCATTGTCATTTAGGATCTTTGTTCTACCTTTGTAGAATGGAACAGCAACAGAACATCGTCAATGGCTTGTGCAACGAGCTGACGGCGATTCGCAAAGAGAAGAAGATTAGCTTGGACCTGTTGTCGCAAGTGGCTAACATCCACAAGTCGACGCTGTCTAAGTACGAGCGGGGCGTCCTTTCCCCAAAGATTAGTACTGTCGAAACCTGGGCGCAGGCCCTAGGTCACGAGGTTTGTGTGTCACTTGAATGCAGGATCAGTGATGCGCCAAAGTAGTCGTTGAACGCCTGAACGCAGGCTTCTAGACCCGTGCATAGCAGTGCATGGAAACCTCGTATTTGGAGGTCGTTCAGCCATTCCCTTTGATGTGGACTGACACGGCCTCCTTTCTTTTTGATCTCTATGCAGAGGCCATGGTGTCCGTGTCGTGGCTCATAGAAGATGACGTCCGGGATACCTTTACGATACCCCGAACGCTTGATCTTCTTGGCTTCACTGATGCTCATGCGGGCCCCGCCCACAGTAGCGCAAAACAGGATGTCGGGATGTGACTCCTCAACAAGCCTGATAAACTCACTCTGTATCTCGTGCTCCGTCATCGAGCTCAGCTTCCCAGTCGACGAGTGAGGCGTCGAAGCCGGGGCAGAAGGTGTTGCGGAACTCGTTGTGGCTATATACTGGCAACAACTTTCCGGTGTGCTCACGCAGCGCTTTGATGGCCACTGCGATGCTTTTCTTTTGGGTGTCGGTCAGCGTGCATGATGCCTCCCCGTCCTTGTCAAGTCCACCGACAAAAGCGATGCCGATAGACCATGTGTTCTGCCCAAGGCAGTGGGCGCCACGCTTGTGCAGCGGACGTCCCATCTTGATCTTGCCGTCGTACTCGATGTAGATGTGGTAGCCAATGTCGTACCACTTCTTACCGAGGTGCAGGTCGCGACACCACTCGACACCATACTTCTTCATCCGCTTCGTTGCGGTGTGATGAATGATGATCTTTTCGAAGTCGCCGTTAACCTGGACGCCTGTTAGATCAAGCTTTTTTGTTCTGGTCGCGGACATTGTCAGAGACGATTGCGTTAATCAACAAGTCGAAGTAGGCCCAGACTTGTGTGGGGCGGTCGCTTGGAATAAGGTTGACCACCACCTTTGCAAAGGCAAGGGCTGCGATAGCCAGCTCTCCCCAGTTTTGCGCAATAAATTCGTACATGATGTAGGTTTTATCAGACGTTTTTCAGTCTGTCGTTTTCTTTTTCTAGGAACTCAAGGCGAACCTTGTATTGAGCAAGTTCGGTCATAACGAGTGCCAGTCGTTCCGAGACTTCGTTTTTTTCCTGGTATGCCTGCTCGAGCTTCTGCTCTAGTATGACTACACGCTCCCTCAAATCGTCTCTAAACATGGTTTGCTCACCTCTATTTTCTTGGAATTCTTTGTGCTTCACCCTCAACCTGTTCTGATAGTATTGCCAAGCACCCGCACTCGTAAGCACTGTAGCTAAGGTGATCAATATCTGCGAAATGTTTTCCATTACTATGCCGTCGGAGGTGTAGTTAATGAGCGTTATGATAGACACAACAACTGCTAATTCTACAGCAATTTGTCTCATTTTTCTTCAAGTCCACAAAACACAACGTTAGGCTTTGTGATCGGGCTCTGTATGATCCCACATGAAGTTGACGCTATCGATGAGCTTGTTCAGCGTCGCAATGATTTCTGGCAATGTAGCCTTATCAGACAAAGGGGTGATTGGAATGTTTTCTGGATTCTTCATTAGTCTGTGAGATACACATTGTAGTTAGCTACCATGTAAGTTGTGCCGTTAATACCTGTGCTGTCTCTGTGCTCGGCAAGCACCAAGAGATAGTCGTCATCAATGGCTGTGCTTGTTGTAAAGCTCCCGTGGTGATGAGCGCTAGTGCCGCCTTGCTGAGCGGCGACCATTGCGTGGTCATCGCTTTCCCCCCTGTAGGTCACTGTCGCGCTGCTGGTGCTACCAGTAGCGGGTGCGTTGCCAGACCACACACTAAAACCAAACGGCGTGCCTGCTGTCGGGGCGCTAGAGCCGCTGTAGTAAATGCGGAAGCTGTAATCGACTCTGACCTTTTTGCCAGCGTAGGGATTCTTTATGCCATGCGTGAACACCTTGTAGCCAATGATAGACGCCGTGGTAGATCCAACCACCTCGCTGCCTGAATAGTCACGTATCGCAGCTACAGTAGGCTCAACACTGTGGCTATAGAAGTTGTACGGGCCGTACACGCTGCTTCCCGTGTAAACCCTTTCTCCGTCATCTGCTGATGACCACATGAAACGACCCGAGACGTTTGCTATCGGCAGCATAGGTGAAGCCCAGGACATGTTGCCAGAGCCATCTGTTTGTAAGAACTGACCAGAGTTGCCGTCTTCTGTGGGCAGAATAAACACGGTGTCGGAAGTAAGGGTAGTAGCCCCTCGCAGAGCGACAAAATTGTCTCCTGCGTCATCGTAGAAGGAAATAGTGCCCCTCGTTGTGCCGGCATCCTTTATCTGCGTGACGCCTGTGAGAGTGTCATTGACACCGGTTAAAGCATCTTGCCATCCTAGAACAGCGCTTCCATTTGTTTTTAGAACTTGGTCAGCGGTGCCGTCAGTCGCTGGTAGGGTGAATGTCAAATCGGAAGCTACCGAGAAAGGCGCCTTGAGCGCGATGTAGTTGCCCTCCAGGACACCAAACTCAAAGAACTTGAGGCTGCTTACGCTTGTGCTTGCAGCGCCTTCCATTTTTACGTTGTCTGCTTTCAGCACAATGCTACCCGTGCCATCGGGGTCTAGTACGATGTCACCATCAGATGAGCTAACGATGTCCTTACCATTGACGTCCAGGTCGCCACCAAGCTGTGGGGTGAGGTCGTCTGATACCTGGGTTGTCATTCCCAAGCCATGCAGCGACACCTGGCCCGTCGTTGCGTGACTCTCAAGGACATAGCCTACACTCTGGACAGTATTGGTGCCAGTAGGTATAGTGCTGCTCAGATTGGCCTCATTCACGTAGAGCTTATCACCCACGCTAAAAGACGAGGTGTCGATGTCAGAGAGCGTTCCTATTAGCAAGGCTTCGCCTGTTCCGTTTGCCGCTAGGTCTTCATTCAAGATGAATGTGGCAGGCATTGTACCCGCAGTCGCCTTGTAAGATCCCGCAACTAATGGGAGCCGAGACGATGAGTCATAGCCCGACACATACACAGGAGTTCCTTTGCTTAAAACAGCAGACACATTGTTTTTGACCGTGATACCAACTGCCGTTGGCTCCAGGACGCCGTTGAAGATGTCTGCATTTAACTTGTTTCGGACATTATCTCTGGTGCTGTCGTAGGGGTTGTCTGATTCATCCAGTATTTCATCAAACGGGTAGTTTGCAATCAGGTTTTCATTGTTCTCTGTAAACCTAATAGTTATTGTGTTGCTGTCAGAACCATTGACAGCCTCTAAATCTCCATCTGGCTCATACTGGCTCATCCTGTCGCCAGGGAATAAAATGACAACCCTTTGTTTTTTCAGTAAAATGTTAAGCGGCATGATTATAAGATTGCGCCTTGACCAAGTTTTAATCTGATGTTAGTGATTTTCACATCAAATCTCTCGGCGTTTCCACTGGCTTTTTCGACTCCCAAGCTGCACCGTATCTTGGCAATGTCTGTGTTTGCTAAATTACCAGGCGGGTTCAATTCATCAATGGTTGAACTAAAAAAAGGTTTATTCAAGCTGATGAATTCCCCTGGAATACCGATGTGAACTGTCCCAAATTCAAAGTTTTCAGTATGCAACAGTGTATCGTCGCTGTCATAAGCCTTGATAATGACGTAAAATCGAATTGTAGCATTCTCTAGATAGGTACGCACCTTGAACTGGGCCCCGCTGTTGCTTGTGTATCTGACACCAACTTGTTTGCCAGGAAATGATGAAAGAGGTAGGCCACTACCGCTAGAAAATTCTATCTCATTTGAGTCCGCTAAGACAGTGATAGCGTTACTGCCAACTGACGGATCTGATGCGTTACTAGACTCCCACTCAAGAGGGATAATACCTGAGTCATCTTCCAGGATTGTGGTCTGAGGGTCTCCACTAATTCGCATTGTACTAGGTTGGAATAACTGAGTGTCATTCGTATAAACCTGACCATACTGCACCAAGAATTCCAAGAGGTCATCGGTTCCGACACCTCCGTCATTGTTGAAGTCACCTAAGATGCCAGATGTTGTGCCAGTATAGTCGGCTGACACACCGTACCCGTCACCAGTCAGTGTGCCAATACCAGACTGAACGATGCCCTGGAAGAAGTCTTGCAAAGTAAACTTGTACGTCCCCTCTTGGCCAGAGATGGCGCTTTTGGCAGCAAGAGTGATGTCTTCCGGGTTGTCCTTGATAGCGCTGGAAGGTTTTGTCTCGCCAGCAGAATCGACAAGTGTGTCGATGGTGTAGCCCACCTCATCGTGCTGTATTGGTGTCGACCCATCCTTGACAGTGATCCCTGTGATGCCGTCTGCATCGCCCGAGATGTGTGTGAGTTTGGTCGCGTCTGAACTGGTGACACCGCTGATGCCGGAGTAGAAGTTCTTCGTTGCCCCAACAGGTCCGATACCGTCCACACCTATCCTATTGCGCTCACGCTGCACGGTCACAGAGTCCGTTACGGTAAGGTTGCTTGCAATTCGTCCGTAATCAAATCCAACGAGGTTGACGAGGCCCTGCGAAAGGTTCAATGCCGACTGCATGACGGTAACTGTTCTGTCAGCAGAGCTACCCGTTTCTAGTCTTACCTTGTCTGTGGGCTTAGCTACGTTCATGTGTGGCTCGTCAAGCAACACTTGCATGTCGTACACCCTGCGTGTCTGGCGACGACGCACGTGGTGCTCGCGTGCTAAGGCGTTGTAGCTTTGACTGCCGTCAGTCGTATCGGCTGGGTCACGTCCGGACTCGCTCTCCGTAAACCAGTAGGCGCTGTATCCGTCCTCCTCGTTGCTATCTGCTCGGTGGCCAGTGTCATCAGATTTCATGAAACCGACGTTACCAAACAAATCGGTGTGGCGGCTGCCTAACAGACTCGTCCCGCCATTGACCATTTCAATACCATAGGCTGCACCGCCGGTGTTGTGAGAAACGTAGACAGCATCGGCATCAGCATCAACTTCGCCATCAAACACACGGAAGTTGTGTACCCTGGCGTGAGGGTAAGGCGTGTTGCTGAAGTTTGACTCAATAGTCATGTCGTTTTTGACAACGACCATGTCACAGTCAATCTCAAGGCCAGTGTATGAGGTGCCTGTGTCCCCTGGTAAATCTGGTGTGACGATGTCTAAGATAAGGTCGCGATCGTTGTTTCGATCGGCCCATCTGAAACGCATCTCATGTGCGTTGTTCTCGTGACGCACGGTGTTTAGTCCAACAGGGTACGCTGTAATGTTTGACCCGTCAGTGTGTTCAATAGTATCAACTGACGGATCCATCTGGTTGATGATGTTGAACGGGATGTCAAACGTGTCACTTGAGTTAGTCGTCCACGTAGGGTCATCAGTTATGACAAGGGGCTTCCACGTTGTGATATCGATACCCCCGAGGTTCATTGGGTTGCCAAGAGCAATGCGGATGCGACCAAAATTGTCGACGTCATCAATATCACTATCGGGTACCTCATCAACTGTCTGCTTGAGGTACCGATCGCCCATCTTGATTTTAATCTTGAGCACCGGTTGTGCGCCTACGTAGTCGTCATCCGAAGCGCTGAGCCCGGTCGGCAACACTACCCTGCCCTTGATTCGCAGATTGCGCTCACCCGTTGTGACGAACCCCGTGTTTTCAAGAGGGAAGGTGGGTCCAGCAATGTAGTTTATACCAGTAATACCACCGAAGCCACTGTCGTAGCTTGGAGTTGTTGGGTCAGGCCCTGGCATGAAGTAATCCTCACCAATGTTAAATGCAGTGCCATGCATGGTCACAGGATAGGGCTCAGACATAATGCGTTGAGTACCACCCTTTTTGTGTGTGTAGGCTACGCCGTGTGCGGGGTTTAAGTGCGTGATCTGGCTGCCCTGCAAGTAGTGTACATCGTCAAGGTCGTACCTGATTTCGTTGGGCCAATCAGCACTTACAGCAGCCGTAGCCGCCGTGTTCTCATTAGCAATAATACTCAGCATGTTGTATGTGCTCCGCCATGCCCGGTCAGATGGGTCGTGACCTGATCCTGTATGCTTCCGCGTGCTGCTCACAGCGCACCACCCGCCATTGCGATGGAACAATGTGCCGCCGACAGCAATCATGATGTCTTGGATGACTTCGTAGCAAGTAGACACGTCGCTGACCACTTTGTGCGGGCGATTGAAGGGATTCTCGTGCAACCTCGTCTGGGCCCACACTGCTGTATTGCAAGTAGTCTTGTCGAGCACGCTGCCCGGCACGTTCGTTGTTGTGTCAACGTGGTTCCAGTGGTACAAATCCAGAAGCTCGGTGAAGTACGAGCTGTCAGCAAAGTCCTCGAGCAAGGAATCGTGCGGCAGTTCACGCAGGGCTAAGCCAATTTGACGGCGCAAGTTTTTCTCTGGCGCAGTAGTGTCGTGGTAGAAGCTGTCCGTGCTGCTCTGGAAGGGGATGTCGCGCAACATGCTAAGACCGTCGCTAAACGACAGGTCTACTTGTACTGGCGGGTTGGTAAAGTCATAGCTTACAGCTTCGCCAGTGAGGCAACCAATCCAGTACGTGTCGTAGTTGCTGTCAAGGTCTATGTTTGTTGTCGTACCGTTGTGTCGCTCTACAACTACAGCAATCTTGCCTTCGTTGCGGGCTCGTAAGATCGCCAGCAAGTGGAACGTATCGTTGTCCAAGACCACTGACATGTCAAAGCGAGAGCCAATGATTGGAGTGTGCAGGTGGTCCACAGGAGCGTCATACACGATCTCGCAGCTATCGAGGCGTACGTCAATATCAAGAGGAGCCGTAGACTCGCTTGCAGCGTACCCATACAGTCCGGTATTCTGGGCTGCGACGTTGAACGCCTGCAAGTCATACATCGTAATCCTAAAGGTGTCGTTGTTGCGACTGGGCACCTTGGCCCGGAACATCTTGACAGTTGCCATTAACCTGAGATTCGTTGGAAGCGCTTGCCACTACGGCTACCGCTCAGTGCAATATCGTAACCATTCAACGTACCGTAGACGCGGCCACCAGAAGTCCCGCCCATACGCTCCATCAAGGTAGGCAATTTCTCCAAAGGAATGATCGCCTCCTTTCCGCTGCGGTTGTCACCGACCATCGCGAGCTGAGCGCCGCTGACGATACCACCCTGTGCGAATGCCGGGATCGAGTTGATGAGGCCCTTGAGCACACCGTAACCCACTGCTGCCTTGACAAGTCCAACGCCACCAAGAGATATCTTGTTCGCGGGGTGTTCTGGATTCAAGGCGTTCTGGATCATCTGCGTGAACACAAGGCTCAACACGGCGTTGGCTGCTTCCTTCATGGCAGACACCATGGTGCTTCCAAAACTCTGTGAGCTTGATGCAGCCTGAGTCATGTTCTGGCTGAGCTGAGCAATGATGTACGCGGTTTGCTGAGCAACCATAGCAGCATTGCGGCCCTCTTCGGTTTGCGTGACTGTCGTCGTATTGTTTTTATGCTTTTGCTCTGCCAAGAAACCGTACGCCTTAGCCAAGTCCAACACGAGCTGGTGCTCTGTGCCCAGGATTGGGATAAGGG